CACTACATCAACTGGAATGGCTAAGTCAGCGAAGAAGCGTGGCGAGAACACGCGTGGTATCAAGAGAGTGAGCCCTGATAGGGCATTGACTGGGACACTAAATTTGCAGATAATCAACCGATTTACCGTTGGAAGCAAAGAAGAGTAACCCAGGACTGTGGAAACGCATCGTAGCCAGCGTGAAGGCCAGCACTAAGGGCGGAGACCCTGGTGAGTGGAGCGCACGTAAGGCTCAGCTTGCCGTGCTCAAATACAAGAAGGCGGGCGGTGGTTACTCGGGTGCTAAGAAGGAGACGAGCCTATCGAAGTGGACAAAGCAGAAGTGGACAACCTCCGACGGTAAGCCCAGCGAAGGCAAGAAGCGCTATCTGCCGAAGGCGGCCTGGGGTGCATTAAGCAACGCTGAGAAGGCAGCCACCAACAGAGCGAAGGCTCAGGGTAACAAGTCAGGCAAGCAGTTCGTGTCTCAGCCTAAGAAAATCGCCGCTAAGGTGGCTAAATTCCGTAAGTGATGAAGGCTAATAAGAGGACAGACCTTAAGAGACCCAACGAGGTGATGGTGAAGGCCCCAGCGGGCTACCACTGGATGAGCAAGGGCGGTAGATACTACCTGATGCCCCACCAGGGTAAGTTCGTACCCCACGAGGGAGCGTCGCTGGAGATGCCGTTCAAGGTCATTCGGGAGCATTGATAGCCTCCAGACCCTCTAACTTGCGGTAAATCTTCTGCACCAGCAGCCTACCCTTCTGTGATAGGCAGTATCTGGCACCGTAACCCACACCATTATCCAACCCAAACAACTGCTTGTCCTCCTCAGTGACGGACTGTCTGCTTATGTAGACATCGATGAGACCCATATTCATCATCGGCTTGTTGTACATAATACGTATCTTATTGTCGGATATCGCCGCAAAGTGACTTCTGACGTACATCAGAGTGAAGAACTCAAGGTCGTAGATGAAAAGTAGATAGTCTATCTGTGAAGGGGTCAGCCCATAGCTCTGCGATATGTCCACCTTGACGTGTCGGAGGTATTTCAGGTAGTTGCGGAGTATGTTCTTGGCGGGCAGTATCGCGTACTCACGCATCCTCCTGGTGTTGGCTCCCCTTCTCATATTATATTGTTTCGTAAATTCGTGACAAATTTCATACAAAAATTCATAACAATGGGTCTATCCAAGCAAGAACAGGAGGAGATGTACAAGGAGTTCTCGGACCTCGTGTACGAGATGAACACTCTCATCCTAAAGTATGGCCTTGAGGAGAGCGGTTTCGTGGTTGCGGCCATTGGCTCCGTGAATTACGACGAACTTGATGAGGACGACGAACCCACGATGGATATCGCCTTCTCAGTCAACGTGGCTGACGAGGAGGAGCTCGACGAAGTGGTCGGTCTAATTATCTCAGGATATCAGCATCAGGAGCGTAACGACACCAGCAAGGTAGATTACTGGATTCGACGAGCTGGAGGAGACCCAGATAAAGAATAACACAATGATTAGGAAGATTATCATCGGGCAAAACCCGAAGGATGCCTTGGCGTACGTCGTAGGCAACCCCGCAGGCAACGACGGAGTAATCGTAGCCATCGAGCTCGACGAGCGCACGTTCGCTAAATACGGACGTAAGGACTATACCATCTACATCCAGAACCAGGACGGAACCATTCCGTGGAAGGAAGTCATCGGTATGCCCGTAGTAATCGAAAACGACTGTAAGTTCTAATGAGAGTTCTGCACGAGTTCATCGTAAGGATGCCCAAGAAGTTCAAGGACACCATCAAGTTCGGGGACACGGAGATATTCCTTGACTCTCGCTTCGACGAGTTCGCCAACAGAATCAGCGAGGCGGAGATTGTAGCTACCCCAGTGAAGTTCCCCACGGGAGCTAAGGAGGGTGACACGCTATACTTCCACCATCACGTGGTGCTGGACAAGCGGGCAGAGATAGACAAGGAGCTATACCGCGTGAAGTTCGACCCAGAGGGCGGCTATGGTTCACAGGCATACGCATACAAGGGCGAGGACGGAGCGGTTAAGGTGCTCCCAGGCTGGGTGTTCCTAATCCCCGAGGAGGGCGAGGAGCCAACGTCTGACTCTGGACTCATCCTATCGATGAAGAAGGAGGTCAAGATGGAAGGCATCGTCCGCTTCGATACCCCCGAACTGCTCGAGATGGGTGTGAACGCTGGCGACCGCGTGGGCTTCAGCAAGGAATCCGACTATACGATGGAGGTGAACGGTGAGAAGCTCTGGAGGATGACACCTAACGACCTGCTGTATGTCGCGGAGAAAGTCTGAATTCACCACAATCGATGCGGCACAGCGTCTGATGGACTCTATGGAGGTAGCCATCAACAATATGATTGAGGAGATTAAGAAGCCAGTCGACCCAGAAATCAATGGTTCGGCACGCAAGGCGGAGCTCCAGTCAATCAAACAGACCGCCGTGGATGCGCGTGAACTGTTGCAAGAAAGGCAACGACTTGAGGATATGATACGTAGCCTGTCCGAGAGCGGCAGTATGGGCGAGCAGGCCGACTTTTCAGGCGGTTTCGCTGAGAAATACAGGAAGTAATGGCTGGTCTTAAGAAGATAGACGGATACAAAGACTTCGTGGTGAACATCTGTCCCGATGGGACGGAAGGCGAGGTAATTGAGTTGTCTGATGTCTTCATCCAGCTACCAAAGAAACCGCTCGCCAAGGATATACTATTCAACGGACTCAAGCGTGAGGAGCAGATGTGGAAGCGTCTACCCGTACCGCAGGACCTGATGCGTATACGCTCTATGGACGAATGGATGGAGCAGCCCAAGGAGTTCCGCGTCAAGCACGCTGAGTTCATCGACCAAGAGTTCCACCGCAGACGCAGCGGTGTATGGTTCTACAACAACGGTGTTCCAACATACATCACGGGTCATCACTATATGCTACTCCAGTGGAGTCAGATGGATATCGGCTACGCCAGCTATCTGGACTTCCAGCGCAAGCTATACCTCCACTTTGAGGCGTGCAAGCAGGACCCTAGATGCGTGGGACAGATATACACTAAGTGTCGACGCTCTGGATACACCAACATCTGTGGTGCTGCCCTGGCCGACGAGGGTACGCAGGTATCCAATAAGGTGCTGGGCATTATGTCCAAGACTGGTAAGGACGCACAGGAGAACATCTTTATGAAGAAGCTCCTACCGATGTTCCGTAGCTATCCGTTCTTCTTCAAGCCCATCCAGGACGGCACCACCAACCCGCGCGTGGAGCTAGCGTTCCGTGAGCCCGCGAAGCGAATCACCAAGACGAACAAGGTGAGCAATCAGACCGAGGCTCTCGATACGGTGATTAACTGGAAGAACTCGGTGGCCAACGCATATGACGGTGAGAAACTGCACTATCTGTATCTCGATGAGGCTGGCAAGTGGGAGAATCCGCTGGACATCAACGAGGTATGGCGTATCCACCGCACGTGTCTGCTGGTAGGTAAGAAGATTGTCGGTAAGGCTATGGTGGGCTCCACGGTGAATCCGCTGGATAAGGGGGGTGCAAATTACAAGAAATTGTATTACGACTCCGACCCCACCAAGCGAAACGAGAACGGTAGGACCAAGTCTGGACTGTATAAGATATTCGTACCAGCTTACGAGGCCCTTGAGGGCTTCTTCGACGTTTACGGTATGCCGATAATGGACGACCCATCGGAGCCTACGCTCACTATGGACGGCGATGTCATCAGCATCGGAGCTAAGACATATCTGTCGAACGAGCGCAAGGCGCTGATGCACGACCCGTACGAACTCAACGAGGTAATCAGACAGTTCCCGTGGAGCGAGGAGGAGGCATTCCGAGACTCAACGAAGTCATCACACTTCAACGTGGGCAAGATATACGAGCAGTTGCAGCATAACAGGGAGATGTACCCAAGCCCAGTCGTAAAGGGTAACTTCGTATGGAAGGACGGTAAGCCCGACAGCGAGGTGCTATGGAACCCAGACTCCAACGGAAGATGGCTAGTGACGTGGCTACCACCCGACGATATCCGAAATAAACGAAAGCAGGAGTTCGGTAAGGTATTCCCAGCCAATGACCACCTCGGTACTGGCGGTGTCGACTCCTATGACCTCGACAATACGATGGATGGTAGGGGCTCTAAGGGTGCGTGTCACCTGTACAACAAGTTCAATATGAGCTACCCGAGCAATATGTTCGTAGCCGAGTATGCCAACCGCCCGCCACTAGCTAGAATCTTCTATGAGGACGTGCTGATGGCTGCGGTGTTCTACGGATATCCGCTGCTGATAGAGAACAACAAGTACGGTATAGTGCGCTACTTCGAGTCGCGCGGATACGACGGGTATATTATGGATAGGCCAGAACATCTAAAGGCTCCAGGCTCCAGCTCCAACGTGAAGACTAAGGGTATACCATCCAACTCGCAGGACGTGATACAGGCCCACGCACAGGCAATCGAAGCATTCGTCCACGAGCACGTCGGTATGAACGCGGAGACTGGCGATTACGGAAGGATGTATCTCGACAGGACCCTTGAGGACTGGATTGGATACAGGATGGACGACAGAACAAAGTTTGACTTGACCATCAGTTCGGGGCTGGCGTTGCTTGCCGCACAGAGGGTTAAGCAGGAGAGAAAGACGGCGGATATGTCAAGTAAAGTGTTCCTCAGACGGTTCAAGGATA